CGGTGTTTGAGCACAAACATTTGCCAATGTACCATTTGTGGTATCAATTGTTACAGTATTCAAACTTGCACATGCAGTAACAACGCTCCATCCATTTGATGATAGTGGAGAGTAAACGGTAAGCGTAGGATCGCCAGCTTGCGTTTTGGTGAACTTCAATGTGCCTGTGCTATTGTTTACAAGACCATCATAAGGAGATACCAACTTGATGTCGCTAGCTGAAACTCCAGCTGCAATCAGTGCGTTATAGTTAGCCGAGCTATTAAGTCCAACATAACCACTATCTGCAACTACACCACCATTCAATGTGATAACAAAACGGTCAGGGGTAGACTGAGCGTCATAGTTAAATGTAACGTTTCCATTTGAAGATCCAGTAGTTACTGTAGTTTCAGATGTCAATGCAGTTCCAGAGTAAGATGCGGTAGATCCACACGCTATAATATTTCTGTAGTCCCAAAGCAAGTACAAGTACTGCTCATTGGACGGCGTTAAGTAAGAGAACGTTCCGCTATATTCAGAACCAGCAAGTGTCATTGTGACGGGAGTCGAAAGAGACAACATTGTCAAGTAGTCTGCATTTGTGTACTGTGTATTAGACACCAGGTAGTACGCTTTATTTCCAAGCCCCGGTAAGAACGGATTAGCTGGAATTCCAGACGGGCTAGTAGTGGTGTTGTAGGCAAACAACGTCACCGTATCTCCAGGATTTGGAACGCCATCGGTACCTCCAGGAGCACCAAACGTATTGAACAAGCTGACTGGGGCTGGAGTAAAGGATGTATCTGTGAACTCGTATCCAAGAGTGCCAGAGCTGCTGTAGTTGTATTTCTGCGTGCTGACAGTACCACTGTCTCCGCTTCCGCCAATGACTACGCTTCCTCTTCTTACAAGTTGCTTTCCTGTCTGAATCACAGTGAATGTGACTACATTTCCACACGAAGCTGTAATTGTAAGAACTGCACTTCTTGTAACTAAGGTATTGTTTGTCGCAATATCTGCCATGACATCTTGATCACCCGTTCCACTCGATGGAGACACGGTCATCCATACCGGCATCCCAGTGATCACCCATCCTGAGTTAGATTGAATATCAAATATGTTTACGGGGTTTGTGAGTACCTGATTTGGTAAAGTTACCGATAGCGGAGATATAGACAGTTGACAAGGACTAGATGTAATGTCGTTTGAGGTTAGTACGTACATTTGACTATACGGATCTAGAACTCCGATCTTTTGCTTGTTGGTGCCGGCAATGAATAAGTCTCTGAACCAGTCCTTCATACCTTGGATAGAAATCTCTCCTAGGTCGTTTCCAGATATGGTCAATACAACTCCACGCCTTGCGTCTGTAAAGAACATGTCGTTACCCCATGTAGCAAAGCTTTCTGGATTCAAACTGATACCATACTCGCCAACAAAGGAGATCTGCGTTCCTAGAACCTGTGGTATGCTAGCAATAGCTCCGCCACCAGTAGCGTCGCTTAGCAAGTTCTTTTCATAAAGGACATAAGATATCTTATCCTCTTGGAATACGATCAAGTTTGTGTCACGAGCGTACAGCTTTTGAATGCTTCCAAAGAAACGGTCAACGTACTTAAAGTTGGCGGTAGATAAGTTGAACTCGTTTAATCTGTTTGTTCCAGTGTCCTGTCTGAATACACCACTGTAAGTCAGTCCGTGTGGAACACGTTCCTGCTCATAATTTTCAATCGTAGAAGAAACACGTGGACTGTACTGCATGTACGATCCATTAAAGTCATCACGAATACGATCGCTCTCAACACCATTTCTAAAACAGTACGCATTGTATACATTTTTTAATTCTACTATTGCAGGTTTTCTTATAGTTCCAGCTGTATCTCTAGATTGGTTTTGACCATTTGTGCCAGAGTGTAGCCCATTAGTAACAGAAAATGTTTCTGTCTCGTGGTATATGTCAATGTCGGTATTCTTGGGTTGAGTCTCAATTATTGTCTTGTTTTTAGTTTGAGTAATTGTACAATCAACCGTAAGGATTGCCCTAACACAATCAATTGAGTTCCCGTTCTTAAATTCATCACTATTTGCATCTGCATGACCACGAATGAACATTCTAATATCCCCGTTATCGGTTTGGTCCACTTGAGTACAAGACTGACTTCCAGACTGAACGTTTCTGTAATTGCTACACCTTCTAAAGAATACCGTCTGAGCGCCTTGGTTTTGATTTCGTGCAGTCATTGTGAACTGCTCGTATATGGAATCCTCAAAGAACCACTCCTCAATATTGACGTAGTCTCTAGAAGATATAAATGTTTGTTCTGCTTGACTTTCACCTCCCGCAACTCTTGTCTCGTTTATCTTAATCGTAATTACAGCGCCTCCGCTAATAGACGTAGCGTCTTTTGGGAAAACAGCAATACCACCAAATGGATCATCAAAACCTGTAAAAACCAATGGCCCATCAAAAACACTTCTAGCAGCAGAGTCTGTCCAAGTTGATCTTTGGTTTATTCTCCAAGAGTCACCAATAGTATGACCTGTTGTTTTAGCAAATCTAATTGTACACAAAGTTTTTGTGCCGTCAGATATTATTTGATTAGCTCCGGTAATTACTACATTTTGAATAAGAGAAGCTCCAGAAACATCTGTAGATAGAACTGAGACCTTAAATGTGTCTAAGCCAGCCGCATTCCTACCGTCAATTTCAATTCTTATACGCCTATCTACTAATACCTTATCTGACTTATTTACAGTGGCCAAGTCATTTGATCCTGTGCCATAAAAAATAGGGTCTTCGGTAAATGAATGAGGAAAGAATATTGGCAAAACACCAGGGTCTCCTAGTATTGCACATGTAAACCTAATAGCAGACGATGTGTATTTAGACTTCCTTGCAGAAGTAACACCCCTACTTGATGTTTTGTTTACAATTAAATTAGCAGCAGAAAATGCAGTATTTCCATCGGTCTTTACTTTCATATAAACACCAGATATCTGATTCTTTTTGTTATTTAAAAAGTCTTTTTCTTTTACAACTACATCAAGTACTTTAAACTCTGTGTTGCTGTATGTAATACCATTTGGATTTACCTTAAATACAATATAGTCGTTGGCTTGAACTTTGTCAACGTCAGACTCATTGATCATGAAATACGTATAAATCCCTTCGGTATAAAAAATGTTTGGGAATATTGTGTAGTACTGACCTTTTGCTTGCTTTACAAATATCCTGTACTTAGTAGCAAATGCGGGAGCCTCACTTATTATGTTAACCTTTAAGTAATTGCTTGTATCTGAGTTTGCCGATGAAATACTTGCCGTGTTTGTACTAGATGTCAATACGGTGCTCATTCTACCGTAGTCGTCCATGTAGCAAATGCCGACTTCATATCCCCTGTCAGAGTGAAGTGTTTTAATTGGTTTATTTACGTTTCCAGCAACCCTTGTTTCGCTAACAACGCCCACTGAATAATTTGGTATAATCCCCTTTCCAGTTATGGATACAATGTTGTAGAACTGAGTATAGTTTCCGTAGATAATCCGGCTGCTGATTAGCTCTTGAGCCTTTGCCTTTAACGGCACGTTGTCAAATAATCTTGTAAGTTGGTTCGATGGCAAAACGCCATAAACCTTGTTATTTGCAAAGCCTGAAAACTTGGCAGTTTGGGTACCTACGTTGTACGTAACACCTTGAATATTGCCCAACAGCAAGTCGGATAGCACTAGGTTCTCAATGACGTTTACATTTGTACTTGACGAGTCCTTGAATAACAGTTGAATCTCTTTAATGTTTGATCCAGCAGTAGAGAATGAAATGTCTATAATGTTCCATTTGTTCTGCATTGACTTGTTTACACCGGTGCCATAGTCAAACGTAAATTCGCTTGGTTGAAATCCAACCTCTGAGAACGGAGAGAATGAAGAGTACTCGTTATTAACGTACTTGTACCTATAAGCAAAGTATAAGAACTTGTCCTTTATGTTGTTAGATAACACACTTGAGTCGTTTCTAAGATCTAGTGTAGGAGCACTTAACGGTGGCTTTACAATGACATTGATGCTCTCCTCTGTAAAGTTGTTGAAGGCATAAAAAGCCTTTGTGTCAATTCTCCTAGGTGGGTTTAAGTTATCTGTCCAGAATAATAGACCACTAATGTAGTTTACACCAGTAATCAAGTAGTCAGCATTAAAGTTTAGAACATTACTAGATCCGGCTCTAGTATCCATAGCAATAACAGACGTAAGTCCTGTCTGTGAATTGTAAGACGCAACGATACTACCAGTAGAAGCTTTTACAAACCAGAAGATCAAGAACTCAGCAGGAACGGCTATAGAGCCAATTGTCTTAGCCCCAGATAAAGAGAATGCATTGTTTCCAGAAAAGGCTCTAGCAGCCTCTAATAGAGTGCTTGCCTTGGTATTGCCTAGCTCGTTAGCTACAGCTCCAACACCGGCCTCCTCAGAGGTTCCTACGGTTACGTTCAGAGCATCACGATACTGCCCGTTTGGAACTAGACGCTCGTCTAAATCCTTATTCATTATGCCGGATACCAGCGTTCTTGTTATTTGCATTATTTAATCCAGTTAGATTGATTCCGTAATACCATCAACAATCTACCAGAGTGCAAGTTGCTCATTCTAATCTTTGCGTTACGAAGAAGGGCTGACTTCTCTTCTCTCGCTCTACGAACGATGTACTCTTGTACTCCAACACGATTGTTTAAAATACACCATTTGATATAGCTATACATGAAGTCCTCGGCAAACTTGTTTACCTTAACCAATGAGTCGTCACCGTTCTCAAGACCATCGGAGATGTACTCCATCACCAATAACTGGTCAGACATCTGAGAGCTGAAGTTAATCACGCCAGAACCTTGATCGATTCTGAAGTTTGGATTAAAGTTAGCAGTCTCTCCGTTCAGGCCAAAGTATCCACCTAGGTCGTAGTTGAAGTACCAATAGCCATCTACAAGCCATCCATATCTTCCGTTCGCCCAAGCGTCTCCAGTGAACAATGCTCTTGGATATCCTTGGATTCTCTTCATGTCAAGCTCAGACGTGCCCGTAATAACCTCTCCGTTCTGATCGTATAGGATATTGTCACTAGAGTCCTTTAAGTATGTCTGTGCGTAGTTTACAGTCTTGCTTTCAAACAATGGGAACAGCACACCCTCTTTCTCCAAGGAGATACGAACATAGTTTACATAGTCAGGTGGCAAGATCAACTTAAGATCTGGGCCAATCCTAAACTCAAGAACACGGACATTTCTAGCCGCATCGTAGTTTAGCTCCTGGATTGCACGCTTTGCGTAGAACAGCACATTGTACCTGTTCACGGTTCCGATCAACTTGTCGTCACCAACATACATAAGCATGAAGTTATTCACTACGTCAGCAAGGCTGACATACTGGTATTCCCCGTTGTTATTGGGGTCCGAGTAGTATTGTTGGTTGCTTATATATGCCATTATGATTTATTGGTTTGATCTGCATTTTCTCCGGCCATTGCGAACTGAACTACATCAGACTCACGAATGTTAACACCAGCGTATGAAAGGATCTTGAAAACTAAGTCGTTTTGTGAGCTTTCCGAAAGCTCAAAGTCTTGATAGTCAGCAGCTGACTGGTTGAATATAGGCGATCCCGACACGACAGAGTATGTCCACTTAGGATCAACAGGATAGCGAACGTGCAGAGCGCTGACATTTGTTTGGATTGTGCTCGGATATACATAATAAAGATTCTCCTTCTCATAGTACGCAGGGTACGATGTAGTAGGTGCCGTCAAGTTTGACGAGATAAGGTTCATAATCTTGGTGTGAGCCACGTACTCAATTTCTTTGTTAGCGTAAAGTAGAACGTTAACAAAATAAGAATTAGAAGGTGCAGCAAAAGCGCCGGCACCAGAATTGTACGTAAGAGTCGCTTGCTCGCTAAATCTATCAATTTTTTCTGCAATTTGTTTTTGAATGTCAGAGTAGCCATCGTTAGCCATCCGGGCGTTTCTTTTGTTAACCCAGTTTGTGTAATTGTAAAAGTATTGTTCAAATATCTCTAGCTGAGCCTGCTTGGCAAACAAGTTGAACTCATCCGGTGTAATATAACCGTTGTTGTCCTTGTTTATGATAGCCATAACAGTATTTCTAACCGTGTTAATCATGTT